AGAGTTTTCTGCTGCATCCTTAAAACCAAAAGGGCTTGGAGCAGAAACATATTTACCTATAAAATCTTCTGGAAGTCTAAAACTAAAAAAATCTGACATGTGTATCGTCCTTTCAAAAACGGAATAGTCCTAAGTATAGCAGAGTTTTATGAAAAGCAAAACTCTCTATCTTATGTATAAGTTGATATTTAAAAATCTATGGTTAAGACGTTAACTTTTTCCACTCTTCTTTTTGAATGGCTTGCTCAATTCTTACTTGTTTTTCTTCTTCTTTCCACTTATCAATAGTTTCTTGACTATATTCAATTTCAAAATAATCCCAAAAAGAAACCATAGTATATCTTGTGCCTTCTAATATTTTACTAACACCATGCACATTTTCTATTCCTCCAGGAAATACATAGTAAGAGTATGCATTTGGTTTAAAGGATAAATAGATGTCCCACTTTTCTCCTTCTGAATTTATTTCAAAGTCTTCTTTTTCTTTACAAAAGAAAAGATCTCCACCTTCATAGTCGTTATTAAGATATAGAATACCCACATACTTATTTATTTCAAAAGCGTTTGGGACCCCGTCATTATCTGAGTTGTCAGAATGAGGAGAAGCAAAACCGCCAACATCCCACTTCTGTGCATGAGATGTATTGGCTCTAACTTTTCTTTCAAAAACCAGTTCAACTGCTTCTTTAAACTTTTCTCTAAGGTCATCAAAAAATGTTAGCGTTAGACCATGTTCTTCAAGTCCTGGATCGTTTGCCATTAATCCCATACCTAGAGATCCATAAAACGCTATGTCTCCCCAGTTTTCTCCTTTTGACTCTACATAATTAATTAGACATTGGCTTGTTTTTTCATCTATAAAATTAGGAATTTCAACAATTCTGTTGTGAGTTATACCTAAAACACCCTTATTATTTAATTCATCTTTTAAATATTTAAAGTTATCTTTATTAAGTTGATTAATGATAGTCATTTTTTATGTAAACCCCGCTGTCTCTTTCAATGTTCATTCTGTCTTTTTCCATTTGCATCCATGTATCTGGTCCATATTTTTTTTGATTCTCAATCCAAGCATCTGATGCTTGTTCATTTACATACCAAAAAGATCTAACAAAATACTTTTCTCCTTCAGTAGTTTCTCTTACTCCATGCCAGTACGGTGGCCTTGACGGAAAGATAATTACATCTCCTTCTTCTGGCTTATAAGTAATTCTTGTAAAAGAATCTTTATTGGAAAATACTTTAAATTCAATTTCTCCGCCATTATAGTTACTATTTAAATACATATTGCAAGTCAGGGCTTGTTTTTCTCCTGGACCCTCTGCATCTTCTTGTGGATAGTCTGTATGAAAAGACATAGAATATCTTGAATTGTTTTCAAAATGTGGAGAGTCACTTTCAGCCTTTGTAGAATCTTTTGAATTATAGTATTTGCATATGTCAGCCTTTAAAAATACTAAGTCCTCTAAGGATAGACCCGTTGTATCAACATAATGCTTTGTTGTTTTATAAAAAACATTAAGTATATCCTTGTGTTGATCTGATACAAGAAAAGATTCTATGTATAAAGACCATTCTTGATCTGAAGGAAAAGATTTAGATCGATAAAAATTGTTATTGAAAATTTTATAAATATCTCCAAAGTTATACCACTTTTCCCAAGTTGCGGAATCTAGAGAATCCATAAGGCCACGCAAATCTTTAAATGGGTTCTTATATACAAAAATGTTTTGGTCTATTTTATTAAAATTAATATTTTTAATTGTCACATTGCTACCTTAGATTCATCTATACCATTTTTAATATTTGGTTTTTGGAAATCGTGATACCTGTCACCTCTATCAATTCTTTCTTTTTCCATCTTTGCCCATTCTTCAACACCAAATTTTTCTTGATTATCGTGCCACTCTTTTGTTCCAGCAAATGGAATTTGATAAAAGCATCTAATAAGATATTTGTCAACATTTCTAATTCTTTTAACCCCGTGAAGGTATCTTCCCTCTTGAGATAATAAATCTGGATGGCCTGAAGGAAAAACCAAAACATCTCCAGCCTCTGGTTTATAATCTATAACCGTTTTATTCCCAGTTAAAAATGTTATACCTCCATCGCCATAGTCATCATTCAAATACATTGTGCATGTTAATGCAAATTGTGCTCCTGGGCAATCTGTTTCAAGGGCTTTATAGTCTGAGTGATGGATCATTTCTAAAGAATCTTTATCGCTATTTGGATCATTGTCATGAGTATATTTTGAAATTGATGGGCCCATAATAATCCAGTCCTCTCCTATTTTAAGATTATGGGCAGACATAAAATTTTCGGTTGCATAACCAAATGCATGCTGTATTGTTTCTAATGCCTCAACCTCTTCTAAATATAGTGTGTTATTAATATTAGGATCATCTTCATTTAGAAAATTACCAATGACATATACATAGTGTCCAAACCTACTCCATGGTTGCCAATCGTCAAATAAAAAACTAGTTCCTTTGTTTAATTCAGACTGCTTAAATAATTCTACAATCCTTTTATTGTTTGGAATTAACCCTTTGTAAACATAAATGTTTTCATCTAATTGTTTAACTGTAATATTATTCATTTTTTTGTCCCCCATTGGATTATCTTTAAACATATAATTATTATACCACCTTGTCTCCAAATAAAATTGCAAAACCAAATCTAGGGGTTATGGGTTCAACATAGTGGTAAGTTCCACCAGGTATATACAATAGATCTCCTTCTTCTAATATAACATCCATAAAAGGTTGATTATTTTCAACAGAATCATAAAGTCTCCAACGTGTTTTACCTTTACATTGCCAATGTATATTGTTTTCCCTGTCTTCATGTTTGCCAATAACTTGTCCGCTATCTTCAAGTTTAAGTGAACCAAATAACTGACATGTTACAACCTTTAAATCTTTAAAACAAGGATAAAATCTAGAATGAACTTCTTTTACAAATAAATTTACTGAACTTATAATTTGTGCCTCATCATAAAATAATGCGTATGGATTAGGCAAAATCTTTTTACCAGTTTTTTTGTGCTCATAATCATTTACAAACTGAAGCACTTCATCCCAGGTAACTTCAGGCATTGATATTTTTGGAAAAAGAGTTGCTACTTTATTATTATAAGCATTTAAAAAATTATCTTGATCTAAAAAATTAAAATTAAAACTTTTATTTTTCATTTTGATTTTCCATGTGAACGAATTGTAAAGAAAAAAGGAATAACATATCTAATTCCTTTTTTAATTTCTCTTACTCCGTGAATATAATTTAAATCTCCAGGGAAGAAATATGCAGAACCCGCTTTTGGCTTAAACTCAATTCCTTGATTTGGGAAATATAATTCTCCACCTTCGTAGTCATCATTAAGATAAAAAAGACCTGCAATATCATACCAAGGAAAATCATTTGGCTTTCCTACATTGTCTCCTTCGTGCAACTCTTTATCTGCATGTGGGTTTTGTAGTTGTCCTGGAAGCCATCTAACAATTGCTGTTGCTGTGGGCCAGGCGTCAATATTAAAAAAATCATTTACTTCTTCTGTAAGCCTGTCTTGAAGGCCTTTAATTACTGGGTTTATATTTTTATTATTTTGATCTAATCTATCTCCAGTGCAGACTCTGTCATCCCAATATTTAGAATCATAAATAACAGTTCCTTCTTCGTTATAGTGAGTTTCAGTAATATCCCAAATTGTAATATTTTTTGCTGATTCTGATAAAAAAGATAGTTCTTCGTCGGTCATAAAATTGTTTCGTGCTTGGATCATATCTGCACTTTTACCAAAAAATCCAGAGGGAGTTATTGAAAATCTATCTTTATCTTGGTGATTAGAGTACTCTATTTTTTTCATACAGTTAGTATATCATCTTTCTACTCATATTTACGCTGCTCCCAAACTTCATTTTTATATACTCCTCCATTTGGTTTTCTATAAATTTGATAGTTTTCTACAGACTGTTTCATTAGTTCAACTGGACTACTTTGTTCTATTATTTCAGAAGTCCAACACTCTCTTTTAAAAGGTAGCAATTGAGCATAAGTTGTTCCTTCTGCAATTACGCCCTCAAAACCTTCAGAAATAAAAAATGGAAAAGATCCTGGCATATGAACTTTATCATTATCAATAATTCCACTACTTAGCAAAAACGGTAACTCAAATCTATTAAATGGTTGAGTATATAAGACGCTATATCCTGGAGGAGTTTTTATTTGCCAATCTGGGGTTAAAGCAAAATGGTTTTTGTAATATCCTCTTGGATGTTCAAATTGAGGCATTTCTGCTCTTTCATGAATAAAGTCTTGGTACTTTGGGTTTAAAACTTTATGCTTTAGCCCAGATTCTGTCATATAAAACTCAATATCGCAAGGAAGATTAAGGGAATACCCAGAACCCATAATATCGAAGATTGCAGGACATGCTTTCCATGTAGGCATCATTCCGCCATCTTCTCCAATATAAAAAGATCCGTCAACTGGTGATTTTACAAACCTATCTGCTTTTCTAAACCATTCAGGAATTGTTCTTATAATTGGAGTTGGTGCTGACTTGCTTTCTTTTGAAAGCCAAATTTTATTTGCAATAAAAGATATTTTTTCTGTATTCATTACTTGTCACTTTGATATTTATTAATTGAAAGTTTTAAGGATTTTACTTCGTGCTCTCCAAGGCTATTTCCTAAATGGTCAACAGCATCTCTATAAAAGTTTGTCCATTGTCCAGACTGAGTTATTTCTCCAGAGGCTTTTCCATATTCAGAAAGATTCTTTTCAAAATCTTGATCCTTTACATAGTCATACAGATTTACTTCTGTTGCTTGGAGTTTTTTTAAACTAATTGGCATAATACAAACAATTGGTGTTCCTGCTGGTATTGTTATTACTTCATTTGCCCTTGTTATTTTCCATGCATATGGAAGTGGAGCAAGATGGACAACTGGACTAATTACACTTGAGAATCCTTGAACACCATCAATAAATTGATTTGGAACTGGAAGGAGCAATAAACTTATCTCATCATTACTTTTAAAGTATAGACCACTATTAAAACTTATAGTTCCATTAGCCCTATTTGCATGCACATATTTTTCTCCAGAAAGAATTTCAAGGTCTTCGGATCTAGAGTTCGGATCTTTTCCTCTCCAGATAAAAGAAATGTCTTCTGGAAAAGAAAATGTCCAACCTGTTGTATTTGCCAATGACACTGGAAAACAGTGATAGGCGTGTTTATCAAAAGTTTCATCCATCCAATTTCTTCTAACTTTTAAAGTATCAAAAGTTACATCAGAGTTTGGTGTTTGATAAACATCTATAGACATGTCAGTTTCCTGTTTCCAAAAACATTTCTGGTCCGTGGAACTTTGCGCTGTAGTCTAGCATTGTTACAATTGAATATTTAGTTCCGCTAGTAACTGGCATTGCTCTATGAGAATACATATATGTTGATGGGAAAATATACAAATCTCCAGCACGTGGTTTTACTAATAAATCTTGGTGTTGAAAATGTAAACCGCCGTCAACGTAGTCGTCATTTGGGTATGCAACTAAAGACACTGTACAATTATAAGAAAATCCATGATCATGATGATACTGGAAATGCTGACCTTTGTTGTATCTAATAAAATTCATTGCTTCCCAAAACCTTAATTCCGCAATATTAAACATTTTACGGTAGTGCTCAACCGCTGGACTTTTTCTATCGTAGCAGTCTTGCCAAAGTTGCTGAAGTGCTAAAGATGCTTCTCCTGTTTGACCTTGCATATATTTCTTTGTAAACTTAAAGTCAACACAGTCTCTATACTCTGGCATGCTTTCTTGATAACCAACAAAGGCTTCCATCCAGTCAAACGGATTAGTTGGGTCTTTAAGAACAGACTCCAATCTGTTAATAATGTCTAGTTCTTTAGGTAAAACATCTCTATAAACAAAAATTCCACTTCCTAGATCTTCAAAAGAAGACCAAGTTTGCTCTAGAGGATTTGTCTCAGTTTGAACATGTTCTTGCATTTTTCCCTGCTCTCTACTATATATATATTATAGCACTAGTTATTCTTATGATGTAAATCGTTATAATCTGTCATAATTACAACAGAATACTTTATGCCCTGCAATAATTCACAAGAGGCATGCTCATAAACAAAATTTGATGGGAAAAGAACGATGTCCCCTGCCTGTGGCTTAATCTTTAACTCTTGTCTTGGAAACTCTAACTCTCCACCAACATAGTCATCATTAAGATATAATATTGCAGATATTGTACATGCATAGAAAGGGCCATGGTCACCATGTAATTTAAAATATTTTCCAGGTAGATACTTAACAAAGTTAAAGGCTTCCTTGTATTTCATCTGAAGATGCCACAAAGACTCATAATCATTTAGGCAAATATCTAATGCGTCTTCTACTTCTTTATGTATGTCAAACATATCCTGATTAAAAGATATTCCAGACTTTCCAAGCATATCTCTTTTATATTTTATATCAATGCAATTTCTAACATAGTCTATATTTTCTATATCATTAACCATTGCTGTAGACCAAGAAAGGTTGCAGTCTGGATCATTTGCCGAGTTTTCTAATCTTTTGATTATGCTGTCACACTGGATTCTACTTATAACATTCCTATATAAATTCATTCCGTAGCCAATATTTAAAACTTCTATATTATTTGACATAGGTCTAGTCTCTAGCCTGCTATTTGCTTTTTCTAATCTTGGCAAATCAAGCCACCCTAAGTTGTTTGTCATTCTAATATTATAGCATATATCCATATTTTTATATAAGTATTTGATTATATAAGGTATAATAAAGTGAGAGGGAGCACTTAAAATGAAAAAAAAATTAAAGATTGAGTGGATGCTAGAGCGTGGTCATGATGTTAAACAACACGCAGATCTAATAAAACTTTTAGATGTAAATAATTTTAACTCTATTTTAATAAGAACTGCCTCATTTTTTCCAGACCCTTGGGCAATTGCAACCCATTATGCATCACTAAGTAATAATATTAAATTTTTAGTAGCAGTAAATCCTTCAATGGTATCCCCTATATACTGTGCAATACAAGTTTCTACTTTTCAAAAATTGTTTGGAGACAGAATATCTATTAATGTTGTTTCTGGTGCGAGCAAGGTAGAACAAGAAGCGCTTGGAGATTATAGTCCCATTGAGGATAGATATAAAAGATCTGCAGAGTTTGCATCTATACTAAAACCATTAGTTATTAATGGAAAACTTGATTTTTTTAATGGAGAATTCTATAAAATAAAAGATGCTGAAATAGAACAAGGTCATGATTTTGAACTTGTATTTGCTGGATCATCAGACAACACAATAAATCTTGCAAATAAATTTGGCTCTGTTCATTATTATGCAATGGAAAGTTCAGACCAATACCTTGAAAGTAGAAAAAAGATTATGGTTGAGTCTGCAATTAAAGCAACAATCATAGTAGAAGAAACAAGTGAACTTGCTTGGGACTACGCAAATGAATTATTAAAATTAGCCACACCAGAACGTATTGATGAATTAAAAAAGGATTTGTCAAATCATCAGTCTGAAAATCAAAAAAGACAGGAGGCCTTGCATAACTTTTCAAAAGAAAATTTAAAAGTTGAAGATAATATCTGGGCTGGTATGGGATTGCTTCGTGGTGGTGGTATTACCGCAATGGTTGGAAATTATCAGGAAGTTGCTGACCTAATTGAAAAATTTTATAATTCTGGACTTGATAGAATTCTTATTGGTGGAACGCCAGAACTTCATTACGCAAAGAATTTTATTAATGGTGTAATCCCAATACTTAAAGAAAAAAACATTTTATGACATATAATACATTTTTTCAAATTCATATTCCAAAAACTGGTGGTACATACTTTAAAAAAAACATTCTTGATCAAATTACTAAAACTTTAAACAATAACAATATAACTATTTCTGATGAAAAAGATCTTGGTTTGCATTTATGTTGGTTTAAGCCATTAATACAAAAAGAAACATACCTATATACAACACTTAGGGATCCAGTTAAAAGATTAATAAATCAATTTTGCCATCAAGCAGAATCGTCAATTTTACAAAAGAGAACAAACTATAATATAAATGATATAAATAAAAACAGTTTTTATAATTGGCTAGAAAATAATACAGATATGTATAAAAACATACAATCAAAAAGTTTAGTCTATTTTAATGAGAATAGGACAACCTACACAAAAGCAACTAATCTAAGATGGGATGATGGGTCTAGTCCAAAGATGGATCATTTCATGTTTGATCAAAATTTTATTAACTATGAGATTAATCAAAAAGATTTATTTCAAAATATAAAAAGAATAGACTTTATTGCAAAAGCAGAAGATTTTTCATATATAAATAATCAATCTGCAATAATTAAAAAAATATTACACGATTTCAATATTACAGATAAAACAAACTATATACTTTCAGAAACATCTTCAAACATAATTACAGAAAACATATTTTCTAAACTTTCTAAAATACAGATAGACAAACTGTATGATTATCAAAACCTAGATTCTGAAATTTATTTTTCTAATATTTACACAAAATACTAGCCAAGAGAATAAACTTTTGTTTTATATTTGCTATATATTGGTTCTGCATTAAAATATTCTTTAAAATTATATTCACTTTCAAAAAGAAAGACAATTAAAGATTTAGAGTTAATCATTTTTGATAGATTTTTCTCCATAAACAAAGTAAAAATGTTTTTATCAAATGGATAATAAAAATAGTATACGCATTTTGATTCGGGAAACTCATAGTCTAAAGCGCTTGCTTCAATAAAAGAAACATATTTAGATATATCTATATTTGTAGTTTTTAAATTATTTAAGGCAATATCGTTAAACTCTTTATCAATTTCTACCCCTAAGTAATCTTTATATGGCGCATTCTTTATTAATTGATGAAAGATTGTCTTGCCTTTACCACTACCAATATCAATAAAAGTATAATCTTCTATACCCGCATAAGTAGAAAGAAAATCATTTAAGTGATCTAAAATTTCAAGAGGTGTATTTTGCAAACCAGAAGAGCCTTCAAATTTTTCATAGTTAGGAATAAATGAAGGACGATACTCACCACTACCATCTTTAGCAAGTTCAATGGGGTGAGAGGTATCGACATTATATTTTTTATCAAATTCCTCAAAGGTCAAACAATCAGACCTTCTTATTCTTTTTAATTCAAGGTGATATGGATCATCACTTTCTGTTAAACTTCCTGGTATTCCAATAGTCATAACTTTATTATACCAGGTGCTTATTTGGCATTAGGTCAATAATAAGATGTACCCTGTCGTATTCACTCTCGTTTATTACTGAGTGTGGAATAATATTGTTAATCTCATACCAACTTCCAACTTGAAGATATTTTTTTTCTCCAAAGACTTCAAATATTACTTTTGGATTTGTTATTAGTGGAATATGTATTCTTCTTCCAAGTTGGAGCATTACTCCACCATCAACATGAGATTTTATTGAAGAGTTTTTATTCATTTGAATTATTTCTCCCCTGATAACTTTGCCATTATAGATATTTTCAAGATACTCATAAATACTGAGAAGGCTATCGTTAGATTCTTTATTTTTAAAATAATTTATATCATAGGAGGTGTTACCTTGTCCAAGTTCCCAATGATAAGACATAAATCTTAGTTGAAACATTTTTGTATCTTTGTGTGTTGCCAACTTGTCTTGACGAGAAGTATCTAGTAGCCACTCATTTTCAAAAGATTTAACTTCTTGAATTATTGAAGATAGATCAACTGGTAAAGATCCATATTGATAGTTCCAAGAAGTATTCTTATCTGGTAGTTTTAACATAATCGTAAATTTCCATATCTAAATTGTTTAACTCTTCAATTTTATTTTTCATTGAATCTGATATTTTAATAGTTTGAAAATTTTCATTAATAGCATTTTTATTTGAAAAACTATAAAACCCATACGTTTGATAACATAGATCATTTAACCTTGATATAAAAGATGAATGATTGTCTAATGTATCTATTAGAGCCATTGAGTCTATAAGGTCTTTTACTTGTTTTATATCTACGCTACCCTCTTCAAGGCACCAACTTTCATTGGCTCTTTGAATTCCGTGGTCTAAAGAATTATAAAAATCTTCGTCTAAACTTTTATTTAAACTTCTAGCCTGGAGATTGTGGTGTTTTGGATTTTCCACCCATTTTTCAAGTTGAGCCTCTAAATGAGCACCTTTAAAAGATGGATGTAAATAAATAAAGTTGCTTATAAATCTATCTAATGGATTTCTAACCAAGCCTATATTTATTAAGTCGTCTCTATACTTTAATGCAGTCAACCCAAAGTGCCCTGAAATAAACCGTTTATCAGCAAAGGTTTTTGGAAAAACCTCTCCGTGGTTTGTGGCAAAGTATGGAATCTTCCTAATCTTTAGATCATTAACAATATGAGTCTTTATATATATACCCGAACATCTTGGGATATGTATATGATTTATTGAACTCATACTACTGAGAATCTCTGATAGTTAAGCCTTGGAAGGCACCCTTCTTATTATGAGAGATTAGATCTCCTGCAATAAAGAGTGAATAAGGATTTACAGTGATGTCATAAACATCTGTTGTTTCATCAATATATTCAACAACTTCAACAAGGGTATCAACTGCTTGATTATTGATATCGGATACTAGGTAGTCTCCAACTTTAACGACGCCAGCCTGTACGAATGCATAGACTCCATCTCTCTTAACAAGCATCAAGTGCTCCATAGAGAATCGTTTTTCGTTGGTGCTATTGAATGCTACTGTAGTTGCAACATCTCTAGCCTTGATTGCTCCGATAACTGTTTCAACAACTGATGATCCAGTTAGAGTATCTGAAACCCATGTCTCAGCAAAATCAACAGATGAGTTATCTGGTAATTCATTGAAACTGTAGGATACTAGACTTTGTCCAATAGCCAGGTCTCTTGCTTTAACATATCCACTAGTTGTT